CGGCATTACTTAGATTAGCAAATAGGAAGCCAGCTGATGTGTGTGATGCGCCTCTCATAGTATCTGTAATAAGCCAATTGTCTGCTGTTCCTACTGAGGTTTTATTCATAACCCACTGAGGCTCATACCCTAAATTAACCGTAGCATTACCACTGCCATCAGTAGTAAAACTCCCACAACTAATAACATTCTGCTCGCCATCGTCCCCAAAGCCACCTGCATCGTGGGCGAAGATGTATGCGACGTATGTGGAGCCAGAGGCGTTTACTACACTAGCACTACCAACTGTAAAAACAGCATCTGTTGGTGCAGTTGAAGCCCAAACACTTGAGGCGGCACTTTCCGCATTGTTGTTGTTTAATTGGACATAATACCCAGCAGAGGTTAGACCACGATGATAAACCGCCCAGTCTCCTGTTGTGTTTGTTCGTTTAACAATAACGCAACCGGGTGTTGAGCCTAATGAATGACTTATTGCCCTACCATTAACACCATTCCCCGTATACGTCACAACGTCGAAGAACTTTGGACTCTTGCGGAAACTCCATGAGGCGTAGGTGTTGCCCGTTTGGTTTGTATCTGTTTCAGAACCTAGACTAAAACCATTAGAGTTAAAAGAAGTTAAAGAATTAGGACGGTCACCACTTGCATTTGTCCTGTTGGTGTATATTAACTGATTTGGCCCTCTAATAGTGTCTGCTAGACAATGGTATTGTGTACCGTTTCTATTTTTTAACCAAACCAACCCACCTTCGCCATCAAGGTCAATCCCGTTGTTGATCGTCTGTGTACCGCCATTACCCGTATAAAGGTAAGTACTGAACACATCTTCAACATACTCACCACCACCACCAACACCAGCGGCGGCTTGTACTACGTCACGTACTGCCATTACGCCATCCCCAGTCCGAGGACAAAGCCCCTGTATGTCGTCCCGCCATCTGTTGTAAAGAATGCCAGTGTATCAACACCAGCGGCTGTCAGCGTGGGAGCCGTTGCCGCCGCCCATGTGACCCCTGAGAAGAACGTTAACGCCGCAGAGCCACCGTTAGTCACCTCAAGGATAAATGCGCTTACAGAGCCACTAGAGGCTACGTTGCTAACTGTCAGTGTTTGTGCGCCAGACAGTGTGTAGGTGAAGTAGTTGCCAGCAGACAGGTCGATGTCGTGAGCGCCCATTGCCACCTTCTTTTCAACCACACTAGCACCAAATGTCTGTGCGGCTGTAAACGTGTTAGCTACGTCATTCTTGGTTGTGTCAGCATCATAGGCTTGTACAGAGACACCAATGTCAGCGTCTACTACAATAGTAGCGTCATAGGCTTGAACAGAGACGCCAATGTCAGCGTCATTTAGAATTGTGGCATCGTAGCCTTGGACTGTTACGCCAATGTCAGCATCTACAACAATCGTTGCGTCATAACCTTGAACTGATACCCCAATGTCAGCAGTCTGCAAAGCCGAATCAGCCAAAGCACCTTGAGCTATTGTAGCAAACCGTGCATCAGCAGCAACCTTGGTGTAGACATCTCCTAAAGCAAAAGCACCGTAGGCCACAATGTCAATCAAGTCACCAGCAGTTGCGCCTGTAGTTAGTACAATATTTGTACCGCTAGTGGCTGTGAAGTCTGTACCTGCAACAAGCTTGACACCGTTTTGGTAAACATCTACAAAGCCAGCATCATAGATGATGGCAAAGGTTGTCTGGCTTGATGTTGCTGTATACACTGCACGTTCAGAAGTGCCATTGACGGCAGAGCCTGCAGCAACCCAGCTAGAGCCTGTGTAAACACGCATCTGCTCGGCAGTGGTATCCCAGTACAAAGCACCAGTTAACAGCGCATTACCGTCGTTGTCCAGAGTAGGCGTAGAAGACTTGCTTCCTAGGTAGCGGTCATCAAAGGCATCATAACTATCAGCAGCAGCTGTTGCAGAATTAGCTGCAGCAGTGGCAGAACCTGAAGCTTGTGTCGCACTGGTTGATGCATTGCCTTCGGAAGTTGCTGCGTTACTTTCAGAAGTGGCGGCATTTGATGCAGAAATAGCAGCTGCTGTAGCAGAACCCAGTATACCGTCCACATATGTTTTGGTAGTGGCATCTTGATCAGCAGTTGGGTCACCAAGACCTGTTATCTTATTTGTTCCTAACGCAATTGCGCCAGACATTGTGCCACCAGTTAAAGGAAGATTAAGTGCATCAGCAGTGTCTACATAAGTTTTAGTGGCAGCGTCTTGGTTTGCTGTTGGGTCACCTAAGCCTGTAATCTTATTAGTGCCCATCGCAATGGCACCACTCATTGTGCCACCAGCAAGAGCCAGCTTTAAAGCATCAGCAGTATCTACATAGGTTTTTGTTGCAGCGTCTTGGGCAAGAGTGGGGTCACCGACACCAGTGATCTTGTTTGTCCCCATTGCAATAGCACCAGACATTGTGCCACCAGCTAAAGGAAGCTTGGCAGCAATTGAGTTAGTTACTGTTGTAGAGAAGTTGGCGTCATCACCAAGTGCAGCTGCCAGTTCATTCAATGTATCTAGAGCAGCAGGGGCTGCATCAATGACATTAGAAATTGATGTGTCAACATACACTTTGGTGGCTGCATCTTGGTCTGCTGTTGGATCACCTAAACCTGTTATCTTACTAGTGCCCATAGCAATAGCACCAGACATTGTGCCGCCAGCTAAGGCCAGCTTCAACGCATCAGCAGTGTCTACGTAGCCCTTAGTGGCTGCATCGCCTGAACTTGTAGGAGAGGTTAAGTTTGTGATCGTGGCAGAAGTGCCAGCGTTCATGTTCAACCCACCGTTAATAGTGACATCATTAAAGGATGATGTACCAGAAGAAGCAGTGACGTTACCTGTCAGGTCGCCTGTAACATTGCCTGTGACATTACCAGTCACGTTACCTGTAACATTACCAGTGACATTGCCTGTCAAGCCACCAGCAAAACCTGTGGTTGCTGTAACCAACGTACCAGTGATAGCTTGAGCAGCAGCGCCACCGATAACAGCGCCGTCAATAGTACCTGCGTTAATATCAGCAGAAGCAATAGTTGCTGCTGTGTTTACGGTTAAGTTAGTTGCAGTGACTGCAGCTGGTGTTGTTGCCCCCACCACAGTGCCATCAATAGTGCCACCGTTAATGTCAGCAGTGTCAGCAACTAAGCTGTCAATGTTTGCTGTACCGTCAATGTACAAGTCTTTAAACTGAGCGCCAGAAGAACCCAAGTCAATGTCATCATCTGTAACAGGTACAACGGCTCCATCTTGGAAGCGTACCTGCTCAACAGGTGCTGCAGAAACTTCAACAAACACACCAACACGGTTGTTGCTTGTATCAACAGCAACTTTATTTTTAGCATCTGTGTCAGCAATGACAGGTACGAAAGCACCTTCGGCTGCTGTGCCGTCATGCTTGTGTCCAGTGGTTGCAGCTAATGCGTCACGAAGTGCATTGAATTCGTTATTAAGAGGCGTAGCACGTACAACAGCGGTAGGTACTATGTCAGCAGCAGATTGTCTTGTATATCCAGCCAATTGTTTTCTCCTTATCGCCTGTCATTGACAGCGTAATTTAATACGATGCCTTGAATGTCATGACTAGCGTTTGTGTCATTTGTTACATATCTGAAAGCTATAGAGAACCCAGAGCCTGCGATATTAGTTTTTGTTACTGGTGAAGGGTTTCCATCATAAATAGCAGCTGCATCATAAACAGCTTCGTTATAATATGCAGCCGCACCTTGTGTGTTTATAGCGTAGTTAGCAGGATTAAATACCCCCTGACTATCGTCAAAATCATACGACACACCTAACAAAATTTCAGAGGCCCCTTCGCTTCTTAAGAATGTAGTGGTGTTGTAAAAGTTTTTACGAATCGTTGGGTCTTGAAAGTAGTAGTAAGGTGTTTGATAAATTGAAAGAATTTCAGCATTATCAAAAGATGTACCACTTTCCTGCAGATGAACTTTACCAGCAGCATCCCCGTGGATAAGAACCTCATCAACACCAATATAACCGCTTGAGGCTGCTGTCGCAGGGATTCCAAAGATCTGTGAATACTCAAAATTAAAACCTTGAGCTGTCTGACGTAACCCTCCAAGCAAACCAAAGTTGCCTTCAGCAGGTAAGAAGAATCTAAACTGAGACTTTGTACGAAGCACAACGCTTGTTAAAGTTTCTGGGTCTGTACTACCTGCTACAATTTCTTGAATGATGGCGTTGATTGTAAATTGAATTTGCTTGGAGATTGTTTGCAGCTCAACGTCACCAATATTAGAAGTTCCTGAGATAGGTCTAAATCCATCAGGACCTAAGAATATAAGGTTTCCACCTAGTTCTACCACACTATCAGGAACAAGGCAACCTAAGTTGGTAGTGACCTCAGACACAACAAAGTCAGCAAGGCTATTACCATTTAATCGTTTGATTTGATTCTTACCAAAGATATATAAAGTATCCCGAAAAGATTTAATCTGTACAATCTCAAAACCGACATTGATAACTCCAGCTCCATTAGCAGGAGAAAAGTCTGTCTCTGCTACAGGGGAAGAGAAATATAAATTGTAAGCTTCGGTAGGATCACCACACAAAAACATATGGTTCTTATATGGGCTGGAATACTTAGGGGCGCTCGGCGCATTGGTGTCTGTGATCTGTGTATACGTTGTACCGTCATACACAGCAGCAGGATTAATACCGTCAGTTAATAAAAGCTTAGGGGCACCCCAATTAAAACGAGAGAAACGTACTTTATTAACACCTGTCATACTGACAGAGCCGGGTGTTGTCACTGCCACCCAGTCAGTTGTCCCTACATCCCAACGAAAGAAATAATCAGTACCTGCTGAAGGCTTGCGGCAAGCAAAGATATTATCATTAATACCTTCTAGAATAGCAACACCTAAGACATTACCTGTACCCGGTACAGTGCCATAGGTATTAGTAAAACCGCTAAGTCTCCTATAACCACCAGTAATAGAAGGCTCATAGTTAATTAGCTGCGTAGCTGAACCGGGTGTATCTTCTCCTTGAGACAGTACATCCCTGTTGGTGTTCATACCACCAACACAGTTTACCTTAAACGCATTTATGCGATCTGCCATTAAATAACTCTGCTGGTTAGCGGTCTACTTGTCACAGCTGTTGAAGTTACATACAACGGCTCATCCAAGAATAAGCGCCGCATTGTCTTGATTCCTGCGTCAAATCTTGTTTGGTGAATGGAAGCACTCTGCTCGTTGGAGCGGAAGATCATCATGTACACCATAGCCCCATCTAGTACAACACTAGAGAAGCGATCAGGAATAATACATACATCCGTGGCAGCAGTTAGATTATCAGGAAATACCCAATACTTATACTCTAGTTCGTAAGCTTGGTCAGGTAACGGAGTTATACCAAATTTTAAATCCTGAGTTTGGTATACAAAACGGGGAGGTGCATAACCCGCCACTCCGTTAATATCATCTTGAGGACGATAGGTGTTTAAGTAATCTGTGTAAGTTAAAATCTTAAGGCGCACTGGTGTATTAGTACTGTTAAGAGTCTTTAAATAAAAGCTTTCCCAGTCAACGCTAGACAATGTGGCAGGGAAGTCATAGACAGACTGTCCTATTGTTAGGGTTTGTACCTCTGTAGCAAGAGTGAAAGGCCACTCCTGTGCCACATGTAAGATTTCTCTAACGGATGAATTGATAGCATTTTTTGCTAGCGACTGAATGTTACGTGCCCCTTCAAACTCGGAGGAGTCCATCTGGACTTCGCCTAGTCTTTGTAGCAATTCATTCGTTAAAGAAAGATATGTAGCCATAGTAATTAAGTAAAAGAAGGAATCCCCGCTAAGCAGAGACTCCTTACAAGCTAGCTATTAAGCCAGTTGGTCACGGTCCACAGTACCGGGAACATCCCAGTCTGCGTTAACGTCAACAACAACAGCGAAGACACGACCAGTAATAATACCGGGCGCACCGTCAATGGTGGTGACAACGTCAATGGTGTCATTAGCAGCAACAACACCAGCAGTAGCGCCGATCTTAATAACACCAGCAGCGGTGTTATCAAAGTTGAGATCATTAGCGAATACAGTGGTACCATCAGTGATGTCCATTGTGTACGTGGTAATGTCAGCAACTGTATCATACGGCTCAAAACCGACAGCCAACACTACAGTGCCAGCGCCTACAGAAATACCAGTAGTAGTGCCAGATGTAGCAGCAAGGCTGACATCCTTTTCTACAACAACCGCACGATTGCGGAGAGATTGAACTTGTGCCATTAGAAGGCTCCTTTAAAAAGTGTAAACGGAAGGGCGGTTAAGCCCCTCCATGTGATTAAGCAGCGTTGTACTTAGCAGTAACAATACCTTCAGGACGAAGGATCTTGCGACCGTACAAGTGCATACCACGAACGATGTCAGCAAAGCTGTCGGGATCACGATAAGACTCAGTCTTGGTGATCTGTTCAGCCATAGCAACAGCGCTCTGGTGTCCAGCAACAATCATGCCGTAGTTGGCGTTCTGGTTAGTAGTACCAGTAGTACCTGAGCCAGTTCCAATCTGTGGTAAATTGTTAGACACATACACTTTAAAGCCGTGCAGGTTGTTAACAGCTAAGCCGTTTTGCAAACCTGAACCACCAAAGTCACTGTTCAACAAACGGCTGTCTTCGTCCTTCAACATTTCCATGAAGACAGGATCAACAACCAACCAGCGACCATTGGTGTCAACAAACTGTTGATCCAACAAACGGCCCATGCGGGAGATGACCATCAAAGGTGACGCTGTAGCGTCTGGCAGTGCGGTGGCACCGGGAAGACGAGGAGCGACTGGAATGGAATGCTCACCAGCAGAAGCGGTGGTGATGTTACCAAACGAACCTTTTTTCAGTTTCATGGTAGCCAGCAACTCATCAGCACCAGCAGTTGTAACAGCCTTGGTACCAGCAGAAGCGGTACGTGCGGTGTCAGCAACAGCGCCTTTAGCGGTTTGTTGGAAGCCAGTCAAATAGCCTAGAACGTCTTGGTCAAAGTTGTCACGCAACTTGTAGCCAGCACGTTCAGTAGACAGAGACATCCAGTTCACATGTGAGTGAGCTGATTCAATGTCATCAACCTTGAATGCAAAGTAGTTGCCTTGGTCAACAACCAGCGTGAAGTCAGCATCGTCCAAGTCTTGGGCGGTGATCTGAGTACCACGGTTGTATGCCTTAACAGCGATTTCAGGTTCTTTGATAATACGAACACTGTCACCGAAGTTGGCGATCTCACCAAAATAGTCATTGTTGGTGATTGCTTCACAGATAGAAGACTTACGGAAAGCAAGCTGTACTTGCTTGGAATAGATTACGGGGCTAAAATTACCGTTAGGCAAGTTGCCGTAACCAGCAGAGGATGGAAAAGCCATGATATTTCTCCTTGAATTAGGCTTAATTAATTCACTTGAATATCTACTTAGGGCCTTACTCGGTTAGGTGGCTAATACAAAAAGTTCTAGATTCTTTCAGTATTAACGGCTAACGGTAATGGGTTGTCTTGTAGCCTATCTACAGTGATGTAGTGGACAATATTGTCCGATTGATTAAGGATTAAGAGGTATGTCTCTAGAAGACGGCTCTATTGCCTTAAAGAAGAGGAGGGGAAAACCCCAGCCTCTGTTTAGTTATACAGAAATATTTACTTTCTGTCAACTAATTTTTAACGTGCGTTGCCACTTAAATCGTATACAAATTTACCGCTACGCATAGCATTGTTGATTTCTTCCTGCCGGGCTTCATATTCTTTCATAGACATACTACCGACCTGACTCTCATAAATAATTCCTTCAGAGTTAGAAGAGGCTGGTGATGACCTAGTTCCTCTACCAATAGCTGAAGCTATATCTTTGTCAGAAGTTTTCTTACTAGCCTTAATACCTTTGTCTGACTTATAGAGATCAATAGCTCTAGCCGCAGCTTTTGCATCAGTATCATTGTCATACAGAGCTTGCTGTACCCAATTAGGTTGTTCTTCAACCCATTCATGAAATTCATCTTGATCACGTATTTCTCCAAAATCAGGGTGCAGGCGTGTCAGCTCAACTTCTGCTTTCTCTCTAGCATTGTTTTTCTCAGCTTCATCAATCTTCTTCAGCCGATCTTCAATACCAGTGGATTGTTCTTTTGCTTTCTTAATTGCAATTGTTTCTACAATCTTGTAGACATCAGGGTATTCCGACGCCCAAGCATTAAGTTCGTCTTCTGACTTAGGTAGACGAATTTCTTTCTTGGTTGTTTTTGTTAGTTGTTCTTTTAAAGAATCAATCTGCGTTTGCAGATCATCTTGAAGCTTTTGACTATGGCGACGAAGGTCACCGTAGCGTTTCTTAAATGTCCTCTCTTCAGAACCCTCTGGTTCTTTCTCGTCATCGTCTTTCTCAACAGGGTTTTCTCTAGCCTCTGTCAGCGCTTTAATCTCTTCCTCTGTTTGACGAATTCTTTCTTCACTAGCATTACGCCGTCCAAATGCAACCACTGGTTTTGCAACAGGTACAATAACTTCACTCATATTTTTCCTTTAAGTTGGGGCTAACAGTAGCAACACTCTGTGTTGGGAATTAGGTAGCCATTGACGGTGGGTTGTTGTTGAGTATTGGTCAGCCCACCACTGATCCCAATATTTATATTATATCTTATTTCTTAGCAGCTAAACCTTTTTTAGTAGGTTTTGCTTTTGCAGGACGTTTCTTTACCATACCGCCTTTAGCGTACATATTCCCACGACCCGGATCACCAAAATCTGTTCCCGGCTGTCCTCCTCCGCTGGCGGTGCCGCCGCTATATCCTGCACCAGTATCGGGACCTTGAACATCAGGCACACCTCCTGCTGCATCGATAGTAGCCATCATGGCATCCATAGGATTTCTACCGTCTGTGGCAGCCATCGCATCAGCAGCGGCAGCAGCAATAGAACCTTTCGTAGCTCCTTCACGACCAGCTTCTTGGGCAGCTGCTTTTGACCCTGCGTCTACAGCTGCTGGCGTCCACCCCGCATTTACACCAGCTGTTTCAGCTCGAGAAGCTAATAGCGCTGCATTCTGAGCATTAATAGCAGCATTAATGCCTTTAGTTATTCCGTAGACAGCGGTCATACCCGGCATAACCGCAGTTATAGGAGTAGCCTCCATAGCTTTAAGAGCTGCAGTGGACTTGGCTGTTGTTTGGAAACCTTTTGGAGTAGGAGATGGAGTGGGGCCACCCCCTGTGTCGCCGCCGGACCCGGCTCCAGTTTCGTTTATAATTTTTTCCTGTTTAACTTCTTCTTTTTCTTCAGCAACTTTACCAACTAATTTTTCAACAGGCTCTTTTGTTTCTACAAAACCGTCAGGAATAGACGTGCTAGGCTTGCCATTAATATATGTGATAAACATAAGCCTACCATCAGGGTGCTTAAAATAGCGAACATCTACGCCGGGTGCTTGTGCCCATCGCATGCTGGATGCATCTTTCACAATACCACCACGTGCAAACCCTTCTGGTATTGCGTCATCACCTTCTTCTGCCATGATGTCATCAATCTCTGCTTCAAAATCTTCATCACCTTGTTCGCTAAATGTTTGGTCAGGATTTGCAACTTCCTCAGCATTCCCCATCTGGCCCATTTCGTTCATACGTTGTAGACCCTGCTTTGCTTTATCCCGCATAGCCATCAGCTTCTCTAGGCCAATGTAACGAACAACATCAGCAGGTACAACAAACTCGCCTTCGCTAAGCTGTGCTGGAATATCATCAGCAACTTCTTCTCGTAAAGAACCCGGAGGAACTTCTACACCGTTGACGCTTTCGCCACTGTCATCCATCATGCCGCCGTCGGCGAATAGTTTATTCATTTGTTCCACGTTGCCACCCTTTGCATATTTCTTTTGCTTCTCTTCTACAACCCCGCCGACAGCAAAGGTTGGACTTGTCTCATCGTTCTTACGAATTCTAAATTGAGGGTCATCTGGTGACGCATATTTAGGTTTCTTTGCCAGCACCAACGGACCAACTTGAATGATTTCCTCTGCTTCTACAACGGGCATGCCATCAGCCTTATCATAGAAGTATGAATGTCGGAAAGGATTCATACCTATCTGTGTCCACTCAGTGCTATTGATAGCTTCTTCTGCTCTTTTAGCCACAGATTCAGATGACTCGTTAACCCAGTCGCCGTGGATTCTAGCAATTGTTTCTTTGGCTTTGTCTTTGGTTGCAATCTTTAAAGCGCCTGAAGGTGCTGTTCTGAAGTCAACATTCTTTAGTACAGCTGTCTGTGCATACCCTAAAGACTTACCACCAGTCTTTGTGCCGTCGTGCAAAGAAACAACCCATGTATCATAGTTATCATATGCAGGGATATCTAAGCGAGACGCCACCTTCTCACCGTCTTTAAACGTCTTGTTAATACCAACAACACCCGTCTCAACTTTATCTTTATTAAGGGCAGCAACAAGCTCCTTTAGTGTTGGTACTTTAGGTACTTCTTTTAAAGGGATGATTGGTTGGTATTCTTTTACAATTTGCCTGTAATCCGCTGAAGATATTTCACCATCTCTAAGCTTCTGAGCAGCGGCTTTAACTTCATCTATAGGCTCTTGGCGGTTCTTAACTCTGTTTAAAGTACGCCACTCTTCCACACCTTCGTCAGTTAAACCAACAGCATCATATGGAGATCTTGTTAGTGTCTTGCCTTCAGGAACAATGCTTGGCATCAGTCCCTGCTTACGCATTAGCTTTTCTGTCTGTGTCGCTGCTTCTTTAGCCAACATAGGAGCAGCCTTCTTAGCTCCTTTAGCAATCGCTTTAACAGCGCCTCCGGGAGAAGCCATCTCTCCAATGTCTTGTGCCATTGAGCCAGACTTTAAAGAAGTGGGTAACCACTGGTCTATAAAAGTATTTACATCCTCTGTTGTAGGAAGACCAGTTTTCTGCTCCATCCCCCTAACAAAAGCAGCGGCAGCTTCTTCATCATTCGTCCTAGAAAGAATTTCTTTCACACCCTGTGAGATGCTAATCAAATCTCCAGTGATGCCTACAGCACCTGTAGCTACACCTTTAGCTGTTTGAAAGGCAGCTTTTCCTGCTCCTTTAGCAAACTGCGTGGGAGATACAGGGGTTTTATCAGCGTTCTCAACAAGCTGTGCTTCAGGGTCATCAGCGTTAACAATACCGCCGACAGCATAATTCTTCAACAACCCTTCACTTCTTTTCTTTGCCGCCTCTTCAGCCTCTTCTCGTGACTCATGAACACTCGTAGCTTTAACTTCGCCAGCATTAATCTTATCTCTAACTTCTTCTTCAGAATGTTGGACGCCGTTATAAATACTAGGCGCATTCACCCAGACAACTTTATTCTCTAATCTGATGGGGAAAGACACAGACTTCTCAGAAACCTCCTCACCTTCTGGTGTTATATAAGTTTCTTTATCAGCTGTGGATTTTCTTCCTGTGGGTTTACCAACTAAAGGTTTTTTATTTCGATCCATTAACCTCATCCCTTAATTGCTTCAGCTTCTTAAGAGCCATCACTGCGCCTTGTGCCCTGTGTATTTCTACAGTTTCGTTAGCCTGCTCTAAAGACTTTTGCTGAATACTAATATAGTAATCAACCATATCTTCAAAGGCTTGCCACTGAGTAGGTGCCGAAGCCAGAGGCTTTAAAGCACTTAGCCACTTCTTCTCTGTCATTGCATCTGGCCTTGTGGAGCCGCTGGTGCAGCAGGAGGTGCTGCCTGTGGTGCATTACCACTGAAGCCTTGCTCACCCGGAGCAGGTGCTGTACCTACGCCCATGTTGCCGCCACCACCACCAGAGGTGTCAGATACTGGAGGAGGACCACCAGCACCAGCAGCAGCTGGCTCAGGGGCTGGTTGCATCTTCTGCAGAATCAACGCCTGTCTAGCTGCTTCGTCCATGTTGTTAGCCACCAAGTCGGGATCAAGATCCATGCTTTTAGCAATCTCACGCACGATGTAAGGCAGCTTAGCAAATGGAGCCAGTGCAGGGTTCTGAATAACTTGTAAGAATTGCAACAGACGTTGTGAGCGAACTTCATTCTGCATCAAGCTCTCAGTACCACGGGCCTTCACTTCTAAGTCGCCAGCAGCTTCTGGGTCATAATCAAACTGCATGTTAAAGGCAAAGAAAGCCTCTCCCATTGGGCGCAGTAGATAATCATCCACGTTCTTAATAACAGTCTTGATGCCGCCGCTTGCAGCATTCATCAGCATAGAGATGCCAGAGGCTGTGCGTCCAACACCAGCTACGCCAGTTTGACCGTGTGAGAATGAAGGAAGACCTGTAGACTCATCAGCAAGCTGCCGTGCTTTGTCAAACATCTGCAGGTTTTCTTGCGAGACGTTGGGGAACTTAGTTCCGAAGATAGCCTGACCCGGCGCACCGCCTTGGCGACGGAACACTTTACCGGGGTGGATGGTTAAGTCTTGTCCGGGAACAAGGTTGGTTTCATCAACCTCAAATACAAGGTTGCCCGACAGGACCGCATTATCCACCGACAGACGCATAAACCCATTCATAAGAGTTTGGGTATCATCCATGTTCTCGGCGATACCGACACCAAAAAAGGAGTAGGGGTTTAGTTCATATGGAACAGCATAATACGGAATCCTGACGGGCTTAAACGGATTTAAAACAAGACGGATAATCTTACCACCAGTAAACCAGATGTTAGCCTGCAGCTCTGGCATGTCAGCTAGTTCTTTTGGAATTGTGATGTCATTCTTTTCTAAAAGTTCAGCGTCAACAACACCCCAATATTCCAACACTTCAAAACGCTCAATACCTGTTTCTGTTTGATAATCACTTAAATTATCTTCCCAATACTTCTTACTGTAGTCAGGACCATTTTCAACAACCATGTCAATGACGTTGCTGCGAAACATAGGACGCTTCTTCAGTCCACGTAGTTGTGAACTGCTCATCTTATGCCGCTCAATGAAATACTGCATCTCATCAGCGTTGCTAGCGTCGGGGTCTGGGTAGGCGTTCCACACACTTACATGCGAAGTTTGTGGCATTGTCTTGATGGTGGGGTTATAGTTACCTTCACTGTCCCAGTTAGCATATTCTTTATCAACAGCAAAAGGACCCTTCATGATCCCAGTACCAAATAGCGCCATCTCAAAAGCAGCAGATCGTAGTTGCTTGTTGGCGTTGCTCTCGTCAAGCTGGTCCATGATCTTCTTCTGCATCTTCTTCGCAGCAATCATTGCTGGGTGGAAAGTGACTGAAGTTGGTGTTACGCCTGCACCTTCTTTAACGTCTAGCTCAGCAAGGTTCTCTTTCAAAGGACCAAGCATATCTGCTAGTGAGCGAGCAGTGGCTCCTTTAGGAAACTCTTTACCATCACCTTTGTAGCCAAAGAGCGACATCGGCTCTTCTTCGCCAAGCTGTGCCATCTTAGGGTCAGCTTCAACGTGTACGCTCTCAGCTACACCCTCTGGTAGGATGGTGGGTTCAATAGAAAGAGGGAATGTATTATTAGCAAACAATACATCAGTGATCTGACCATACGCAGCTAGAGTCTTAGTCTTTGTAACTTTAATAAAGACACGACTCTTCTCTGCCTCAGTAAACTGCACATCTGGTCCGTAGATACCACGATAGTTTCGGTATGCACGAAGCCAACGCTCTTCATCAAAGCGACGAGCATCTTCAGCACGGCTAAAGCGTTCTTCTAAGAAAGAAATTAAACCACCCGCCTGTAAGGCATCTTCGTAAACATCCTTGCTGTCAGGGAGTCCTACAGCTTTGTCATCCATAATAGGAGTTTCAGATTTTTTCATAATTCAGTTATACCATAAATAATTAATAACCAAAAGTTTTATCCGTTGGTTGATACACACGCTGTGATTGTGCGTTATAGTCAAATATACTTGCGCTACGTGGACGAGACATCAAACCATAACGCAAAGCATCGTAGGTGTGGTCATTCTTAACCTTAGTGTCTACGTCTTCTACGTTTGTTTTATCAATTGGTAGCGAAGGCAAGTCAGCAATAAGCTGAGTGCAGCTGCTAAAGATTGTCATGCGGGGTGCTTCGGTGAATGAATCAATCTGCAAGCGACGATGCACCTCGTTCTTACCAGCCACACGGCTACCAGCGCTACGATCAGAAGGACGCCAGCGGCACCCCTTCATAATCATACGTTCAGCAATAGAAGGACCAGTGTCGCCCCGCTTATGCCAGCAGCTACTATCCAACACACCGTAACGAATTGGTTCATTATCTTCCATTTCTAGCACCATATTGGCTAAATCTTCTGCCAATACCTTAGTGACGTAAAGTTCACGGTATACAACGATGGACTCATCAGGGGCAACAGCAAACCAAATAACAGCGGAGAAACTTCCATAACCATAGTCACAAGCCCTAAAACGTACCCAATCTCTTGGGATGGCATAGGGTTCTACAACGTGTATAGCCCTGTTAAACTCTGAGAATGCTGCACCTTCTGCAACATCCCAGTCCCCATCAAGCAATTGCTTGCGCTGATGCTCTGGCAATGACAGCAACATCGTCTCATAGTCGCCCGTCTGTGCCAGATGTGGGTTGTCCACCAGTTTTGCTGGTATAAACCTACGTTTAAATAGGGGGTCTCCCTCTTTACTGTGTCCTTTAGGGTAGGTCATCACCTCCCCTGTCTCTGTATCCGTGGCCCAGAAGGACTTACCTGCTGGCGAAGGGTCAATAAAGGTCTTCTTAACCCACGAATGCCCCTTGTTACCGGGGTTTGTTGACGCTCTCATGTACACAGGCAGGTCTGGTGCCGTGCTACGCAAGCGTGAACGCATATAATTCCACGCAAAAGGCGTTGCCCACTGCGTAAGCTCGTCAAATCCTATCCAACTGAAGGAAAGTCCTTGATATCTTAAGACATCTTCGTCCCTATCTAGGTAGGACATCCACAATCTACCCCCACTTGGGGCTTCCCACTGCATCTTTCGCTCACTCCACTTGATGCCGGGGTAGATTTTAGGGTATAGCTCTTGGCTTTTCCAGATAAGTTCCCGTAATTCCTCTGTGGTGTGGCGCAAAAGCAGCCCAGAGAACTGTGGGTGAGGCAAATACCGCAAAGGATCTGCCAACATTGCGTAGGATTTACCTCCACCAGCAGCTCCACCGTACAAAACCTCCCTATCTGCCGCCGCCAGAAACGCTGTCTGCGGTCCGGGGTTGGGAGCAAAGATAATATTCTCATTCTCTGCTGTCGGCAAGCTCTGTAGCTGCCCGCTCTCTGAGGGCGACGTAATGATCGCTGCGGAAGAAGGGGTTGGTTTCTTTGCGCTTTGTTTTTTCTTCGTACTCTTCGATCTTGTCGAGCGCTTTCGTGAGCCTTCGGGCAAGCTCCCTGTAGTATCTAGCTTTGCTCTTATAAGACTGCTCACTTCGTACCCTTTTTAGTAACCCCGTGTAGGTGATGCTCCTGCCTGTTCTTGTTGTTAACCAAGCTGCTACCTGTCTGGCGCTGTATTTCTTTAAATGCTTCTTTGCCTGCTCTAGAAAGTCTAGCTCCAGCGGGATCGGCTTCCATACTCCCTCATCGTCTGGGTCCTCTTCGTATCCAAACGGTGCAACCACGTAGTTGATGGGCTTAGGAATAGACACCCATACATCCTCTTCACGAGGCTGAGGCAATATCCAAGTACCGAAGTCTCTTTCATTCTGCTGCATCTTTTGCTGGGAGAATCATGATACCGTTGCTGGCCTGAATCTCCATCTTCTCTGTCTTAACAACACCTGCACGATCTAACAGATCTTTAGCAGCGTTAAGCTTCTCTTTGATGCCAAGCTCTGTTGGGTCAACCAATCCACTAACAACTGCCATTGCCGCTCTAGGAGCGTTGGTTGCAATGTACAGCTGAGTGGCCTCAATGATCTCTGCCTTCAGTGTGTCCATGATCATCTTAGTGGCGTAGCCTTCGCTGTAGCCAGCAAGCTTACGAGCCTTAGCAGGGTTGCCACCAGCCTCTCCAAAAAGCACTTCAATGAACTTCTGCTGCTGTTCGTTTAATTCTCTCTTTGCCATGTTGTCTCTCTTTATTGATTAGATGTAGGGTCGTAGTATTCTTCAACAGTGAGGGTGGCATCAATGGTGGAGCCTGCCTCTGGTATGAAGCAGATGTGGTCACCAGCATTTAGTGTTAAATAACTACCATCCAGTTTTATGAAATTATAAGCAGAGATAACATAACCACCAATAATATAATACTCTAAGTCTGTGGTGGTATCATACCACTTAATTGCTAAAGTTTTATTACCGCTATCTCGGTTAGAAGCAAACAACAACACTATGTGTGAAGTGTAGTTATTGGGGCAGGTGTAGACAATGTTTTCCACACCCGCCGTGAGCTG